ATGATTTTTGGAATCAATATCAAAAAATTAAGAAAAGAGCTAGTGGTCAATCTAAAAAACTTACTTATCAGCATTACAATAAACTTTCAAAAAAAATACAAAGTCAGTTAAAACCTGCTTTATTAAGAGCTATAGCTGACCAAAATAAAATTGAAAAAGATGGTGGCTTTGTTACCTGTTTTCCAAATGCGTTTAAATGGTTACGTGATGGCTATTATGAAGTATTTCTTTGTGTACAAGAACAAAAAAGCAAGTTAAAATTAAATTCCAAGAACAAAAACGTTCCATTTTAAATCCCGCATTATGTTTAATCCAACTCACATTATTAAAAAAACCGGTGAAAAAGTTGAATTATATGAACCTTTTCCTAATGATTTAGGCAAAGTTTGTGTATTAACTAATCATCAAACTTATTACAAGGGTCATCTTTATTGTTTACCAGAAGAATTAGAGGTCATTAAATAATGGCCTTTTTTAAAAGATCAGCTACTGATCGAGATTTAACTTTTCGAGTTCCAGACTACAATTGTTTTGCATGTAATGATTCTGGAATTGTTCATAATTCTGATGGATATTTATCTAATGAATTACCCGGCTATGATCAAAATCATGATTTAGCTATTATTTGTTGGTGTCAAGCTGCTTATCCTAAAAGAGGAGATGATGGTTCAATTGTAAAATCAGGCTTCCGTGATGAATCTTCAAATATCTGTAACAATGTTGGGGTAGATATACCAAAAGATAAAACTAGATTAATTCATACTTTAAGAAAAGAAAGTTGGGAATCTAGTTGTAAAGAATTAAATAAAATTAGACAAGAAAATTTAAAAGGAAATAAAATGGAACTTCCTAGTTATATTCTTAAAGTTAAACAACAATTAAACAACTCAAAAGGTATTTTAAATGACATCAGAAAGACAAAAACCAGTGATTAAATCTTTAAAAAAATTATTGTTTAAAGCTGAAGTTATTGCAGCAGCTATTCGTGATAATGCTATAGAAGAAAAGATGCCAATTGAAAAAGACTTGATATTATCAGTTCATAACCAATTAAAATCAATAGACAGGTCATTAGATTATGCAGGAAAAATCGGAAAACACGATCTCAATACAGGAATTAAATCAAGATCCGAACAATGCTCGATTAAGAACTGATCGATCAGCAAAATTAATTTCTGAATCTTTAGAAAAATTTGGTACTGGTAGATCAATTGTAATTGACGAAAACAATACAATTATTGCTGGTAATGGAACTATTGAAGGTGCAAAAGCTGCCGGAGTAAAAAATGTAAAAGTTATAGAAACAAATGGAGATGAAATTATTGCAGTAAAAAGAACTAATTTAACTAAAGATCAAAAAGTTGGTTTAGCTATTGCTGATAATAGATCTTCTGATTTATCAGACTGGGATAGATCGGTTTTAGAAGAATTAACTATGGATTATGATTTAAAGCCGTTTTTTGAAGAAGAAGATTTAGAAGAATTACTAGGTTCAGGCGAAATTAAAGATTTTGAAGGTTCTCGAGAACAGTTAGAGGAAGATTTTCAAAAATTTGATTGCACTTGTCCTCGTTGTGGTTTTGAATTTAACAATAAAAAATGAATAAAAAAACTGGTGCCTGGTATCTTTCTGAATTAAAAGATATTAAAAAAAATAATTTAAATGTTTTTAGTTGTTTTCACTGTGGCGGTGGTTCAACTATGGGTTATAAATTAGCTGGATTTAATGTTTTAGGCGGTGTAGAAATAGATGAAGAAATGATGAATATCTACAGAGCTAACCATAATCCTAAATTTAGCTATCAAATGGGAGTCCAGGAGTTTAATAAATTAGAAAAAATACCAGAAGAATTAAAAAATTTAGATATTTTAGATGGTTCTCCGCCTTGTTCTACTTTTAGCATGGCAGGCAAACGTGAAAAAAAATGGGGAAAAGAATTTAAATTTAGAGAAGGTCAGAAATATCAGAGGTTAGATGATTTGTTTTTTCATTTTATTCAAACTGCTAAACTACTTCAGCCGAAAATAGTAGTAGCAGAAAATGTTAAAGGCCTTATAGCTGGTAATGCTCGAGGCTATGTAAAAGAAATATTTAATGATTTAAGAAAAGCTGGATATGAAACACAGTTATTTTTATTTAACTCTGCTGCTATGGGCGTTCCGCAGAAAAGAGAAAGAACTTTTTTTATTGCCAGAAGATTAGATTTAAATTTAAAACCTTTTAAACCTACATTTAAAGAAAGGCCTATTTCATGTAAAACTGCTTTTGAAGGAATAACTTCAGAATCATTTGTTAAGCCAATAGGTCCTGCAGCTAGAGCTTTATGGCATAAAGTAAAGCCTGGAGAAAGTTTATCTAAAGCTCATAGCAAAGGTTATTTTTTTAATTATGGTATGTTAAATCCTAATCAGCCTTCGCCAACTATTCTTGCAAATTCTGGAATGACTCATTGGCAATCACCGCGTACTTTAAGTGCTGAAGAAAATAAAAGATTACAGACTTTTCCAGAAGATTTTAACTTTTTAAAGTCTGACCCAAGGTATGTTATGGGTATGTCAGTTCCCCCTTTTATGACTCAGCGTGTAGCATTAGAAATATATAATCACTGGTTTAAAACAGAAAATATTTAAATGGCAGCTTCTGAATCAAGCAAAATTGAGATAGATGTTAGAGTACAAAAGCTTTCTCGTATCATTGCGCGTGGTGGCAGAAGATCTGATTGTTTGCGATACGCTAGGGAAAACTGGGGGGTGTCTGAAGGTACAGTTGATAATTATTTAAAAAAAGCTAGAGATGAAATTAAAAAAGATTGGGATATTGAAAGACCTCAAATGATTGCTGATTTATTAGCTCAATGTTCAACATTACAAATGGAAGCTAGAAATGCAGGTCAATTTAATATTGCTCTTGGTGCTATAAATACTGCAGCTAAATTAGCTGATCTTTGCTCGTGAGTTTTTTAGATACTTTAAAACAAGGTCATGTATTAAGCGGTAATGGTTTATATGAATTACCTTCAGCAAATGAAGTTATAACGAAAATTCGAAATAATTTATTACCGCATCAAGAAAAATTTTGTGAAGATACTGAACATAGAAAATTAGCTTTAGTTTGTGGTTTTGGTGCGGGTAAAACTTATGCTTTAGTTTCAAAATCTTTTATGCTTGCAGCTATGAATGTTGGACATATTTCTGCAGTTTTTGAACCAACCAGTCCAATGCTTCGTGACATTTTAATGCGTACTATGAATGATTTACTTGAAGAATGGCAAATACCTTACACTTTTCGCGCAAGTCCTTTACCTGAATATGTTTTATCTTTTCAAGAAGGTTCGCATACAATTTTATTAAGAACTATTCTTACATATCAACGACTTCGTGGACAAAATCTCTGCGCTGTTGGATTTGATGAGGCTGATACTGTACCAAAAAGAGACGCGGAGCAAGCTATGAATATGGCTTTAGCCAGACTGAGATCGGGTAATATTCAACAATTTTATGCAACAACAACTCCTGAGGGTCATTCGTGGGCATTTGAAACATTTGAAAAAAACGCCAAAGAAGATACAAGATTAATAAAAGCAAAAACAAGCGATAATCCATATTTACCCGAAGGTTTTATTGATTCTTTATTAGAAAACTATCCACCGCAACTAATCCAGGCATATTTGAATGGAAACTTTACGAACCTTACAACCGGAGCTGTTTATTCTAGATTTGATAGAAATAAACATGTAATTAATAAAATACCTTTTTCTATTGATAATGAAATTATTAAAATTGGAATTGATTTTAACGTAATGAATTGCAATGCAGTTGTTTGTATTACTTCAGGAGATCAATTATTTATTATTGATGAAATAACTAAAAAACAAGATACTGATGCTCTGGCAAGAGAAATAGTTAGGCGTTATGGTAGAAATAAGATTTTAGTTTATCCAGATGCTAGTGGTGCCAATAGATCAACAATCAATGCAAGCAAAACAGATATTGCAATTTTGCAAAGTTATGGCTTTACAAGTATGGCGCTCCGAAGTAATCCACCAATCAAAGACCGAGTTCAAACCTTACAAGCACTCTTGGAAAACTCAAAAGGACGGGTGCGTGTGGCGATTCATGCCCGTTGCCGACGCTTAATCGAATGTTTAGAATTACAAAGTTATGATGAAAAAACAGGCGATCCAGATAAACAAAATGGTTACGATCACCTCAATGACGCGCTTGGATATTTATGTTATAAGGAGTTTAATATGATTTATAGTAGAGCAGGAAATAAAACAGGCATTAGAATTTACTAAAGACCTGATATTATTAATTTAAAAACAATGTATAGCTCTTTCACAAATAGAATTGATAGTTTTGAAATACCAGTAACTGAAGTACAACAGCAAAATCAGGCGTGGAGAAATATGCAAAGTCATTGGGGATTGATAGAAGATTTAATTGAAGGAACCAGTAAAATTCGAGGTAAAGCAAGGATTTATTTAAAACAAGAACCGCGTGAAGAAGATGAAAGTTATGATGTTCGTTTATCTCGTTCTGTTTGTCCACCTTATTATGTAAGAATGGAAAGAATGTTGGCGGGTATGCTTACTCGTAAACCAGTAAGATTATCAGATGTTCCAGAGATTATTGAAGAACATTTATTCGATACTGATTTAGAAGGAAATAATTTAACTAATTTTATTTATAATGTTTCTCGTTTATGTATTCGTTATGGTCATGTTGGTGTATTAGTTGATGCTCCGGCTGAAGGTGGCAGACCTTATTGGATTCCTTATACTCCACGAGACATCATTGGTTGGCGTACAGAAATTGATAATGGATTAAGAAAACTTACTCAATTAAGATTAACTGAAAGAGTAGTTAAACCAAAAGGTTTATATGGTGAAGAAACTGTTGAACAAATAAGAGTATTAGAACCTGGAACATTTCAATTATTTCAAAGAAATAATGATGGTGATTTTAAAAAAGTTGACGAAGGAACAACAAGTTTAGATTTTATTCCTTTTAGCGTCGCTTATAGTAATAAGGTTGGTATTTACGAAAGTAGACCGCCTTTAGAAGATATTGCTGAATTAAACATCAAAAGCTATCAAATTCAAAGCGATTATGATAATCAATTACATATAAGCGCAGTTCCTATGCTTGCTTTTTTTGGATTTCCTGCTGCTGCTGAAGAAGTAAGTGCAGGACCCAGTGAAGCATTATCTTTACCCGAAGGAAGTAGTGCAAGTTATATTGAACCAAATGGAAATAGTTTTAATGCGCAAAGAGAAAGAATTGATAAATTAGAATATCAAATTAATGAATTAGGTTTGGCAGCTATACTTGGGCAAAAAATGAGCGCGGAAACAGCTACAAGTAAAAGAATTGACAGGTCGCAGGGTGATTCTACAATGATGGTTTTAAGTCAGCAAATTCAAGATTTAATTGATAATTGCTTAAAATTTCATGCTGCTTTTGAAAAACAAAGTGTTGCTGGCACTAGCTTTGTAAATAGAGATTTTGTTGATACAAGTTTAGAACCACAACAAATAGATGCTTTATTAAAAATTTACGCGCAAGGAATTATAGATCAAGAAGAACTTCTTAAAAAATTAATTGAAGGTGAAGTATTAAGTGAAGATATTGATATAGAAGATATGCTTAGTAAAACTATGCAAGGAGGGTTAATTGAAATGAATCAGCAAGAAACAACAAATGAATAATGGCTATAAAGCAACAACAAATACCTGAAGCATTATATAGAAATGCAATAAATTTAAATAGATATGAAAATAGCGTAGCTCTTAAAATAGTCCAGGAATATAATAATATAATTGTTGGAATAACAGATAGATTAAAACAATTTGAAGCTGGTGAACTTACGTTAACTCCCGCAGCTGTTAATAGACAAAGAACTTTATTATTACAATTACAAGAAAGTTTAAATACTTGGGCTGAAAGTAGTTCATTAGTTATAACTCAAGAATTACAAGGTTTAGCTGAATTACAATCTGATTTCATACAAGAACAATTAAAAAAAGTATTACCAAGCCAGGCAACTAAAAATGCTGTTCGAACAGTTGAAATAAGTCCACAATTTGCGCAAAGCGTTGTTAATACTGATCCTCGTCAAATAAATGTATTTACATTACCCGAAGAGTTCGTAGTTCAAACAGGTACTATTCCAAAATTTAGTTTAACTGCTCGTGAAGGTGCTGTAATAAATTTGCCTAATGGTGTAAATGTAAGAACTGCTTTTCAAAGAATTGCAGCATCACAAACTGAACTTTTACAAAATACAATTCGAACAGGTTTATTATCTAACAATACAACTGCTCAAATTGCTAAAGAATTACGCGGTCAATTAAATTTTGAAGCTACTGGAACCCTTGCCCAAATAAAAGCTCGAGGTGGAATAGGAACTACTTTAGCTAATAATCAAATTGATACCATTGTTCGAACAAGTATTAATCAAGTTAGTAACTCAGCTATTAATAGTGTTTTTCAAGCAAATTCAGATATGATTGATCGATATAAATACGTAGCAACTTTAGATAGTAGAACTTCTGCTATTTGTGGAAGGCTTGACGGTCAGGTATTTGAAATGGGTAAAGGTCCTCAACCACCTCAACATTTTAATTGTAGATCAACTATTGTTCCAATAATTAAAGATTCTTTTTTAAAACAATTCGGATTAGAAGATGATGATCTAGAAGAAGGATTACAGAGACCTTCAAAAACAGGATTATCGAATAGAGGAAAATTAGTTCCTGCTTCTGAAAATTATGCAGTTTGGTTAAGTAAACAAGATGTTGCAACACAAAATAAAGTATTTGGTATTGAAAAATCTAAAATATATAGATCAGAACTTAAAACTAATAATCCAACTGATGTTTTTCGTAAATTTGTGCGTTCAGACGGATCAACGTTAACATTAGAGGAGTTAAGACAAGCTAATGCCGATTAAAAAAGGAAGATCACAAAATATAATTTCAAAAAACATTCAAATGTTAAAAAAAGAAGGAAAGCCACATAAACAAGCGGTTGCTATCGCTTTATCAACAGCAGGTAAAAAAAAGAAAAAAACAAGACGAAAAAAGAAATAAATAGTAAACTATAAATAGTTGCTTTAAAATTATGCCTGGACATTATGGTTCAATGAAACCAAAAGGAACAAAAAAGAAGAAAGGAAAAAAAAAAGCTGTTAAAAAATAATGGCAAAGGTAAACAAACCAACCGATCCGGAACTGTATGCACGTGTAAAAGCTAGAGTAAAAGCTCGTGTTAAAAGATGGCCAAGTGCGTATGCAAGTGCGCAATTAGTTCAAGCTTATCAAAGAGCCGGCGGTGGTTATACTACCGTTAATAAGCCAAAAGCCAAAACAAAAAAAGGTGCTAAACGTGGCAAGAAAAAAAAGTAGAGCTCCAGGAGGTTTAACTGATTGGTTTAAAGAAAAATGGGTTGATGTAAAAACTGGTAAACCTTGCGGCAGAAAAAAATCTGAAAAAAAACGAAAAGGTTACCCTGCATGCAGACCTACAAGACGTGTTTCCAGTAAGACACCAAAATTACTTTCAGAATTATCACCTGCAGAAAAGAAAAGATTTAAAGCAGAAAAAACAGGTAAAAAGAAAATTTCATTTCAAATGAGACGTAAACGTAAAACAACAACTAAAAAGAAATGAAAATTAAATCTGGCAAAATTAATAAAAGAAGAGTTAGACTAACAAAAAGGCAAAAAGATGCTTTACAAAGACACAAAGCAACCCATGGTCATTCAAAAAAACACATGGACGAAATGACAAAAGCAATGCTTAGTGGTAAAACTTTTATGGAAGCACATACAATTGCTATGAGGAAAAAAGGAAAATGACAACTAAAAGAAAAGTAGTTAATTTTAAAAAAGAAGATAAATCTAAAAAAGGTGGGTTAACTGCTAAAGGAAGAGCAAAATATAATAAAGCTACAGGAGGAAATCTTAAAGCACCAGTTACAGGTAAAGTTAAGCCTGGAAGTAAAGCAGCTAAACGAAGAAAATCATTTTGTAGTCGTATGAAAGGAATGAAGAAAAAATTAACCGGTAGTAAAAAAGCAAATGATCCTAACAGCAGAATAAATAAAGCTTTAAAGCGTTGGAAATGCTAATTTTTTAAAAACAAGGTATATTAGGATTACTTTAATATTTTTACATGGCAGAAGAAAATCCCGCAGCAGCTGTTGATAACTCAGCTGAAATAGATCGATTAAAAAAAGAAATTGAATTATTAAAACAGAAAAATCGAGAAGTTGTTGAAGAAAAGCAAAAAATTACTTCTAACGCTAAATCAGTTGCAACTTTACCTGAAGGAACTGATGTTCAAGCTTTAATTGAATTTAAACAAAAGGTTGAACAAGAAAGATTAGAAGAAAAAGGTCAATATTCAGAAGCATTAAATAAAAGAGAAGAACAATTTAAAGAAGCTATTGAAAAAAAAGATAATGAAATTAATTCTTTAAAAAATGAATTAAAAGAATTAAAATTAGTTACACCGGCTGTAAGTGCATTATCAGAACTTGTTCATGATCCTGATTACGCAATGAGCAAACTTGATAAAGAAAAAATTCACGTTCAAAAAGATGGTGCTGTTGTTTATATGTCAGATGATGGTTTTACTTCAAGGCCAATACAAGAAGCTGTAAAAGAAAAAGTTCAAACTTGGGCGCTTAAGAATCAGCCACCTGTTGGTTCAGGTGCACCTATAGGAAAAGCTGAAATTCCTGGATCAATTGCTGGTATTGATACAAATTTATTAAAAAGAATGGCAAATGGAGAAGATACTGCAGCTCATGAAATTCATGCAAAATATGGTCGTGACGCTTGGCTAGCTGCAAAAAAAATTGCTAAAGATTACAAATAAGAAATATTGAGTTATAGTTTTAGTAATAACAAATTCGGCTGTGCTGATTTGAAAAGCTAAATTGAGGCTGTGCTGAGATTTAGAGGGCTGTGCTCATTTTTGTAAACTTAAACATTTCTTTGAAATGGCTACTACTCTTTCGGACATTATTATTCCAGAGGTATTTGCGGATTCCATTATTGAAGAGACAACTTTAAGAGATAGTTTTCTTCAGAGTGGCGTTCTTGCACCTCTTCCTGAGCTGAACTTAAGCTCAACAGCTGGCGGAAATTTCGTCAATATACCTTTTTATAAGGCAAATTTAAGTGGCAACTACACTCGCTTGAATGATAGTTCTTCACTAACTCCTAATAAAATTGAACAAAGCAGCCAAATCGGTGTGGTTCTTACTGCTGGAGATGCTTTTTCTGCAAGACAACTTGCGGGTCAAAAAATTGGTTCAAATTCTCCTGATCCAATAGCAGCAATCAGACAAAAATTAGGCGCTTATATAAACAATGAAAAACAAAAAGATTTGTATAGTTGTTTACAAGGTGCTTTTGGTTCTTTAACTGCAAACACTAGTGATTCTGCTTTATTTGAACTTTCAATTGATTCTGAATCTAGTGATACACCAACTGCTTTAGGAGCTGGTACTGTTGCAAAAGCTCAGTCTTTACTTGGAGATCAAGGAGATAAGTTAACCACTATTGCAATGCATTCAAAAACTTTTTATGCATTAAAAGAAAGAAGAGCATTAGATTATGTTACTAACTCCGAAGCAAGATTAGGCACTGCTCCATCAGGTGCAAGTACTGTTAATGCTTTTGGTGGTTCTTCTGCTGGTGCTTATGGTGATGTTTCTGTTCCTCAGTATATGGGAATGAATATTGTTGTTTCAGATGATATTCCAAAAGCTGGTTCAGGTGCTTCAACGGAATATGCTGTGTATTTCTTCTCTCAAGGAAGCGTAGCAACGGGCGAGCAGGCAGCTTTAGTAACTAAAGTTGATGAAGATGTTCTTGCATTTGAAGATGTAGTTTCATTTAAACATGCTTACATTTATCACCCTATAGGTTTAAAATGGGCAGTTACAACTACAAACCCAACAAGGGCTCAGCTCGAAACAGCAACTAACTGGGAAAAAGTGTACGACATCAAAAATATAGGAATCGTACGTGCTACTGTTACATCACCATTAGATTAATCATGGCTAGTATTTTCGAACTTCAAAATCCTCCTTTTGGTCAACTTACAAAAACTAAAGTTATCAAAACGGAAAATGCAGCAATGACTTTAACAACTGCTGAGTTGATTGAAGGTATTGTTGACGGAACTCCTACAGGTAATAGGACTATTACAACACCAACTGCTGCAGAAATTATTACTGCTCTTGGTATTCAAAACAAAGTTGGTCAATGTTTTGAGTTAACTATTGTCAATAAGGCAGCGTCAACTCATAAATTTACTTTGACTGCTGGTTCTGGTGTCACAATTGTTGGAGAACCAGATATAACTGCAGATACTTCTGGAACTTTTATTTTTAGAGTTACAAGTTCAACTGCTGTTAGCGCGTTTAGAAAATAATGGGTATAGCTACATTTCGATTAGCTAGAGAAAGGGAAGCTGCTAAATTAAAAGTGGCTTCTCCACTTCTCGAACAAAAAAAAGCAAAAAAGCCAAAAAAATTAAAATCTAATGGCAATTTCAATAGTTGAAACAGTTGGTAGTGCAACTGCAAATAGTTACGTTACCTTAACTCAGGCTCAAGCTTTTATAGATGGTTTAGTTGAAAATGAAGATGTTAGTGCATGGAGTAGTGCAACAACTGACCAAAAAAACCGAGCACTTTTTAGCGCTACACAAAGAATTGATCGAGAAAGATTTTTAGGTGCCAGGACTAATGATGCTCAAGCACTTGAATGGCCAAGAACAGGTGTAAAAAAACCATATACTTATACAAGCACTTACAACGCTTTATATCCGAGTAATTTACAACCAGCTTTTTATGCTGATAATGAAATACCTGACAGAGTAAAACATGCTCAAATTCATTTAGCAGTTTATTTAAACAATAATAAAGATGGATTAGATTTAAGTGGATTTGAAGATTACAATGAAGTATCAATAGGAAATCTACAAGTAAAACCTAGATTTTATGGTGCTGTTGGTTCAAATCGAATACCACCTATAATTGAACAATACTTAACTGGCATTAGAATAAGTGGGCCAGCTACAATAGGAGTTAAAAGGAGTTAACTATGGCTTACGAATACCCTTCAGCAAAAATTGTTAAAGACCAATCAGCACATACAGGAAGATTTGGTAAATTACAGGCAAATGAAGATACTGTTATAGCTTCATTAACTGCTCAAAACATAGACGGAGCAAGTACAAGCATTACTTTAAATGCTAGTTGTGAAATTTGTGGAGTTATTACCGGATTTACTTTAGCAAGCGGTTCTGTAATTGCTTATCGTTTATAATGTCACGACTTTCTAAAGCTGCACGAAAAGTTTCATCTAGTGTAATTGGGAAGTTTGGTGGAAATATTATTTTTAAAAAAATAACAAATGGAAATTACAATACAACTACAGGAGTTATAAGTGAATCAATTACAAGTGTAAATATAAAAGGAATATTACAAAATGTGAATTTAAGAGAAACTAATGATTTAGTTAAAGAAAATGATAAAATTTGTATTATTGCAGCAAAAGATTTGAATTTTACTCCTACTACAAGTGATAAAATTTCTATAGCTAATATTGATTATCAAATTATTCGTATTTTTATCGATGAAAATAATAATTCTAATATTAAATACGAATTATATTTAAGAGCATGAAAAAAATTGAAATTAGAAATATTGGCGGTTTTTTTAAAAACGAATATGAGGATTTAATACGTTTAGCTGTTTTTACTTTAGATTCACGAATAAAACAAGCTTCTCCTGTAGATACTGGAAGGTTTCGAATGAATTGGCAATTAGCTGAAAATAGAAAAACCGTTCCAATACAAGGTGGGCCATTTAGTAATAATAAATCTACAATTATTCCACCTATGCGTTTAAATTATCAAAAAGAAACTTCAGGTAATACATACAGTCTTATAAATCCTTTACCCTATGCTGAAGCAGTTTGTTTTGGAACTAATACTCCACCTTCCTGGAATAATCAGTTTCAATCTAAAGATAGCAATCGAAAAGCAGGCTGGCCATTAAATGAAGTTCAATTTGTAGCTTCTTTAGTAAAAAAAGCTAGAAGTAAAAATTAATGACTTCAAATCTTAATTCAATCAGATCAACTATTGAAAGTAGATTAGCAACTGAACTTGCATCATCACCAACTATACCGGTAGTTTTTGCAAATATGTCTTTTCAACCTGCTGTAAATACAGATTTTGTTCAATGTTTAATAAATTTTGGACAAACTGAATATTTTTCTTCTACAAATAATTTAATTAATGGAAATATTATATTTAATATTTTTACTCAACAAGGAATAGGATCAGGAGCTAATTTAACAATATCCAAAAGAATTAGAGATTTATTTAATAAACAAATAGTAAACAATGTTATTTTTTCTCCTCCGAATGGACCTACTTTTTTACAAGGGGAGATATTAGAAGGTTATTTTCAATCGATTATTAGTGTAGACTTTGAAATATATGAAGACATTTAATTATGATCGAAATTACTGAAGAAATGCTTGATGCTATTGAAGCTGTAAAAGGCAGAAGAGATTTAAATTATTGGGACGGTAGATGTAAAAGATATATGGAAAATAAAAAAACTATAAAAGATGCAAAAAAAACCAAATAACGGTAAACTATTATTAAATTTACTTTTTAGTCATGGCTGCAATTAAAGGTGATGTTGGAAAAATTATGTTTGAGGCTGCTGGTGGTACCGAAGCTGATATCGGTAGCTTAAGAAATTGGTCCTTAGATATTACTAAAGATACAATTGAAACTACAAAAATGGGAGACACATTTAAGACTAGAATAGGTGGCTTAATTGATGGGTCTGGTTCTTGTGAATTACTTTATGACCCTTCTGGTGATGCGGCATATCAATCGTTTATTGATGATATTATTACAACAGGTGACCCCGGTGATGCTTTAATTGAGTTATTTCCTGACTCTGCACAAGCAGCTAAAAAAATTAGTTGTGCAATTATTATTAATAATGCTACGTATGGTGCACAATTAGGAGAAGTGCAAGTTATAAATATATCATTTGAAACCAACGGAACTATTACTTCTGCAATTTAATATATGGCTGAAAAAAGAGCAATTGATTTACTTACCGAAACATTCGATTTAAATCAAAGAAGAAAATATACTTTAAACAAACCTGATGGCAGTCCATTAATAGACTTATATTTTAAACCTATTACGAGAGCAAATCGGATAAAAGTTCAACAATTAGCTGATCCTAAAGATGCTTTAAAACAATCCACCATGATGCTTATTGAAATGGCTGAAAAAGAAAATGGCCAAAAAGCATTTGTTTTAGGAGATTTAGCACAATTACAAGCATTTATTCCTGAAAATGTTTTAAATGAACTTGAATTATTTATGTTTGGCATTGAAGATGAAACAACACTAGAAGAAGCAAAAAAATAATACAGGGGGACAACTGGTTAGAGTTTGAGTTTTTCCTAGCAACAGAATTAAAAATGACGGTAAGTAGGTTAAGGCAAGAATTGACTAATGATGAATTTATTTTTTTTGCCGCATATTATCAAAATAAAGGAGAAAGAGAAAAAAGGGAATTTGATAAAGCCAAACGTTCAAGGTAGAATAGAGAAAAAATAAAAAATGGCATTTGCTGGCGTAACTATTGATATTGTTGATAAAGCCAGTAGTCGCTTGAGAAAAATAAATGAACAGGCACAAAAAGCATCAAAAACATTTCAAAGATTTGACAAAGCAACAAAAGGAATAACAACAAGATTTAATGGTTTAGCAAAAGTAGTTGCGCAAGTTGGTTTAGTTGAATTTGGTAGAAGATCAGTACAAACAGCTGCAAATTTTGACAAATTAAATTTAAGATTAAAGTTATTAACAAAAGAAACTGGTACTTTTGCAGAGTCACAAAAAATTGCTGCTGATGCTCAAAAATTATTTGGTATCAGTACATTAGAAGCTCTTGATGGAGTAACGAATATTACTGCTCGCTTAGCACCTCTAGGAGTAGGAGTAGAAGATATAAGGACAACATTTATCGGATTTAATACTGCTGCAAAATTAGCTGGTGCAACTGGTATTGAAGCTTCAAATGCTTTTAGACAACTTGCACAAGCACTTGGTTCTGGAAGGTTACAGGGTGATGAATTTAGGAGTATTTCAGAACAAATACCAACACTACTCAAACCTGTAGCAGATGAATTAGGAACAACTGTAGGTAAATTAAAAGAATTTAGTAGTCAAGGAAAGATTACAAGTGATGTTGTAATAAGAGCTTTAGGTAAAATTGGAGATGAAGGTGCACCAATGCTTGCAAAATTATTGGAGAATGATCCAACACAAGTATTTAAAAATTTAAGTAATGAAATAGAAAGACTGCAAATTACAATTGGGCGAACGCTTTTACCTACAGCAAAACTTTTAACACTGGGATTGACTGGGTTTAGTGAAGTTATAAATACATTGCCTAGAGGTTTTACCGCTGTTGTAGTTGGAGCAACAGCAGCAATTACCGCTTTTACTATTTTAGGTCCAATAGTAACTGCGATAAAAGGAACATTTGTAGCTTTACTTGCTACATTAGCAAAATTTGGAATTATTATCACTGGCCCAGTCGCCGCAGGAATAGCTTTATTAGGATTAGGTGTTGCTGGAATTGTTGGGCATTATATCGATGCTAATAAAGAACAAAAAAAATTTACTGAGCTTTTAGAAAAAGGCAGCAAAGTTCAAATAGAAAATGCCATAGCTACAAATGAAAATACAATTGCAAAAATTAAAAATGAAATGGCTCGTAAACGTAGTAAGACAGCAGCGTTTCAAGCTATAGCTGCACTAGAAGAGGAAAATAGAAAACTAAAAGAACAACAAAAAATAAATGAAAATTTACAAAAAAGAGGTTTTGATACAGCGGCGGGTACATATACAGTAAATGGAATTGTTTATGATGCAAAAACAGGTCGCCCTAAAAATCCACCAAAAACTATATCAGATTTGGTAGACGATAAAAACAAACCAATTACTGATAAAAAAGATCCGAGATTAGTAGAGGGAACTTTATTAAAACAAATAGAAAGGAGAATACAATTAAAAAATACTGAAGATGAAAAAGACAGGTTATTACTTGAAAGAAAATTTTTACATATAGATCAATTAAACGAAATTTTAAATAATGAAAAGATTATTAATAAAGAAAAAGCAATTGGATTATTAGCTACTGAATTTAATATAGATAAAAATAAAATTTTAAATGATACATTAACAGATCAAGCAGATATATATGCACAAATTGGAGAAAGCATTGCAACAGGTATTTCTGATGCTCTAACTGATGCTGCTATGGGAGCAAAAACATTAGGTGAAGCTGCTGTAGGAGTTTTACAAAGTATTGGTAGACAATTAATGCAACTTGGTATTAATACTTTATTATTTAATATATTTGGTGGTGCTTCGGGTATATTTAAAAATCTTCCAACTTTTGCTGCCGGTGGTAGACCCCCCGTGGGCAAACCGTCTATTGTAGGTGAAAAGGGACCGGAACTTTTTGTACCTAATTCATCAGGTAAAATTATTCCAAATAATCAGTTAGGAGGAGGAACCGTTAATAATATTAATGTTTCTGTAGATGCTTCTGGTTCTGCTGTTGATTCTGACCCTACACAATCTGCTGAACTTGGACGAGCAATTTCAGAAGCTATACAATTAGAATTAATAAAACAACAAAGAGCCGGAGGACTTTTATATAGATAATGTCAGCTTTTCCAACAGATTCAAATGGTAATCAATTTGTGCCTGAATATGCGTTACGAAAAAATAATGCTCCAAAAACTCGTGTTGTTGCTTTTGGAGATGGATTTGAACAGCGTTTAACTTTTGGCATAAATCAAAATCCAAAAACGTTTAATTTAACTTTTAATGTATCTGAAACTGATTCAGATACTATTGAAACATTTTTAGATGCAAGAGGAGGTGTTGAAAGTTTTACATATACAATCCCAACTGAATCATCGATGTCTTTTGTTTGTTCAAGTTGGACAAAATCTATTCCATATAATAATAGATCAAAAATAACTGCAACTTTTAGGCAAGTATTTGAACCATAATGCCAGTACCAACCTCAGAATTACAAAAAATTAATCCGAGTGCTGTTATTGAGTTATTTGTACTGCAACTTAATACAAACTTACATGGAACCAATTCAGGGATTCCAACAGCTAACAACGAAACCAATATTTTTAGATTTCATAATGGCACAGACGCAGTTACTACAGGTGTTAATGCTTTTAATGAAATTCACTGGAACGGTAAAGTATATGCAAGATTGCCAATAGAGGCTACTGGATTTGAAAAAGGTGGTACACAAAATGCAAGACCAACTTTAACAGTTAGCAATTTGTTTGGAACTTTTTCAACAATTCTTGCAAATGTAAATACAAATACTAATGGAAATGATTTAACAGGTGCTACTCTTACAAGAATACGTACGTTGCTTCGATATTTACCAAATGATAATTTTACTGGTAATAATCCATATGGAACTCCTGATAATACACAAGAATTTCCGCAAGATATTTTTACTGTTAACAGAAAATCATTAGAAAGTAGAACTATTTGTCAGTTTGAATTAGCAAATAGTATCGACCAGCAGGGCATAAAATTACCAAAAAGAAGATTCTTACCTGACGAGTTTAAGGGTATTGGAGACTTTTTTAGTTGATGGATTGGCAAATTAAAGCCTTAGCACATGCAAAGGAGAATTTTCCTAATGAATCTTGTGGTTTATTAATTAATTTTAAAGGAAAACAAATTTATCAAAAATGCAAAAATATTAGTAATTTTGCTGATGATCAATTTATTTTAGACCCTGTTGATTGGGCTGCTGCGGAGGATAAATATGGTTTTGATAATATACAGGCCATAATACATTCACACCCTCACACAGAGCCTATACCTAGCCCACAAGACCATGTTATGGCTGCAAGGTTAGGGAAAAAATGGTGGATAGTTAATCCTTCAACGGAAAAATGGAATAGTTTTACACCAAAAGAATATAAAGAAAGTTTGATTGGTAGACCATGGATCTGGAATGTGACTGATTGCTGGTCGTTAGTGAGGGAATATTTTCAAGCTGAATTAAATATTGTTCTAAAAGATTATAAAAGGCCAAATAATCCTGATGAATTTATCTCTAACCCTTTATTTGAAAAATATTTTAAGGATTGCGGTTTTGTTGAAATTAATAATATTAATGATTTAAAAAAACATGATGCAATATTGATGAATGTTTGTGGATCGGGTTTAAATCATGTTGGAGTATATGTTGGAGATAACGAAATTTTACATCATATGCAAGGAAGGCTATCATGTAGACAAGATTACACTGGCTGGTTTCGAAAATGTACAGGGAGGATAGTTAGATATGCAAACCTGTATTCGTGAAGTTAAACTTTATGGTGATTTGGCAAAGTTTGTTGGTACAAAGTCACTTAGTGGTGACATAAAAACAGCAGCCGATTCAATAAAATTTTTAGTTGGAAATTTTCCGGAATTACAAAGTCATATGTCTCAAAAATATTACAAAGTTATTGTTGAAGATAAACCTATAACTATTGAAGAATTACACTATCCAGCGGGAACTGCACCAATAAAAATTATTCCAGTGGTATCTGGAGAAGGTGGCCGTGGATTAGGTCAGATTTTATTGGGAGCATTATTAATTGGTGGAGCTTTTTTATTTAATCCAGCTTTAACTATTGGATCATTCACAGGAGCTGCTGGTGCAACTCCGTTTGCGTCTTTAGGTTTCTTTACTAAAGCTGCTGTTGGTATTGGTGCTGGATTAGTTTTAAATGGCGTTGCTTCATTACTAACACCAGTTCCGACATTGCCAGATCAAGAATCTGATCCAGAAAGTTTTGCTTTTACTTCCCCTGCAAATGTTAGTCGAGCAGGTATTCCAATCCCTGTGATATATGGTCGTAGGGTGATCGGATCGGCAGTTATTTCGGCTGGTATTGATATTGCGGAGGGGTAAATGAATAATAAAGAATTTATTGTTATTGGTTCTGGTGGTGGCGGTGGAAAAGGAGGTGGAAAAACACCAACCACTGCTGATGATAATTTAAATAGCGTTGCAAAAGTAAATATTCTTGATGCACTAGGAGAGGGTGAAATTGAAGGATTTAATACTGCTAGAGAAGAGGGACATACACAAGGTTCAGCAGCGTATAACAATGCTATGCTTAAAGATATATTTTTAGATGACACACCTATATTAAGAAAAGCTGCTTATAGTCCTTTACCAGCAGCTACAGATTTAAATTTTAACGGTGTATCTATTGCTGAAAGGCGTGGACTTGGTTCGCAACCTCTTATAACTGGCTTTGGTGGGACATTAACTGAAGTATCAGTTGGTCATGTATTTGACCAAACAAATGAAACAGCAACAAGAACATTTACTGATACAGGAGTTAATCAGGTAAGAGTCACAATAAATATTCCGCAACTACAGGTATTTGAAGATGATGGAGATATAGTTGGCTCATCTGTTAATTTTTTAATAGATATTAAGACTGATAGTAATGCTCACCCAACTAATTTAACAGCAGAAAACGCAACAAAAAATGTAACAATAGAAGGTCGTACAGGTGACCTTTACCAGAAAGATTTTCTTTTTGATCTACCAGCCTATAGTTCAAGTGTAAGTATAAGGATAAAAAGACTTACTGCTACTGCAGCGGCAAAAACTCTTAATTCATTTACTTGGTTTTCATTTACTAGAATTGTTTTAGATAATAATACTTATGACAATACTGCTCTAATTGGAATTTCAGCAGATGCTACAAGCTTTAGTAATATTCCAAGACGTAATTATTTTATAAGAGGTTTAAAAACAAAAATTCCAAATGCAAATGTTGTTAATTCTGTAAGTCAAACTGGAAAAAATGCTGGAAGAATAATTTATAACTCAAATGTCTGGGACGGTACATTTCAGGCGGCAACTTGGAATACTTGTCCAGCGTGGGCGTTATACGATTTACTTACGGATACTCGTTATGGGCTATCTATACCAGAATCGGCCTTAGATAAATATTCATTTTTTGCTATCAGCAAATATAACAATGAGTTAGTAAGTGATAGAAGAGTGTCTTCAGGAAATATGACTGGAACTTGGGCGCAAAATGCAAATGATTTCTTTGCAACTATTACTACTGCTTTAGCTCATAATTTACAGACAGATGATTTTGTCACAATGACATTTTCAAACGGTCAAGTAAATGGCAATCCAGCAAATCAGTCGTACAGAGTTGAATTAATAAATGCAACAAGTTTTAGAATTGTGAATATAACTGTCGCACCAACTACTAATTTAAGCGGTGCCTGTTCTTTTTTAAGAGAAGGAAATGAGGTCAGGTTTGCTTTAAATTGCTTAATAAATAAATCATATGAGGCTTATGATTTAATAAATTTGATTTGCTCTAATATGCGTGTTCAACCATTTTGGAGTGCTGGTCAGCTAATTTTAATTCAAGATAAACCCACTACATCAAGTCATATTTTTACCCTTGCCAATGTTTTAGAAGGAGGATTTACATACGAAGGTTCAGATATAAAAAGCAGAGCGACTTTTGTAGTAGTTAAATATTTTGATAATAACCAAAGAAAAATAAGTTATGTTCAAGATCCTGCAAAAGCAGATGTAGCAAGTGATTCAGCAATTACTAAATATGGAACTATTGAAAAGCAAGTCAATGCTTTTGGTGTAACATCAGCTGGTCAAGCCTCTAGATTGGCTCGCTGGATAAGATTTTCAGAACAAAATTTAACTGAAACAGTGACATTTAAAGTTTCACTTGATAGTGGAATAATTGTTTTGCCAAATCAAGTTATTGAAATTAATGATCCCGTAAAAACTGGTATAAGGCGTGGGGGTAGGATTTCATCTGTTCCTGCAAATACGACAAATAAAATTGTTGTTGATGATGCAAGCGCTTCAGATTTACCAGCAAACGGCGTTTCTTATACAAGAACGCTTCACGTAATGATGCCTGATGGTTCTGTTTCGACAAATACTATATCTGATATAACAGGCTCAACAATTACTGTCTCTGGGCAATTTACTATGGCTGGTGTAAATACAGCTCCAAATGCTAATTCTGTCTGGATAATAGAAACAACAGGTGGGACATCAGCACAAAATGTAGAAAATAGTTTATACAGAGTCGTCTCTGTGACTGAGGAAGATGGTTTAATTTATAAAGTAACAGCATTAACCTATAACGAATCTGCATATGCCCATGTTGAAGCTGGTGCTGACGTTACATTTAGAGATGCTACAAACTTAAACGAATTACCACAAGCACCAAGTTCATTAACAATAACTGAAAGACTTTATAAAGAAGTTACAAACCAAAATGGAGTAATTAATGCGAATGAAAAAATAACGAATAAAGGAAAAATTAAAGTAAAACTTATTGCTAATTGGAGTCAAGTAAAAGGTGTTGTAAATTACAGAGTTTTTTATAGAAAAGATAAACAAAATTTTCAAAGTGTTACTGTACAAGGTTTAGATTTTGAAATTCCAGATGTACAAGCTGGCAAAGTATATGATTTTAAAGTATTTGCTCTAAATGGTGCAGAGCAAGAATCTGCAACATCAGCAACAGCTACTAGAACTACTGTAGGTAAAACAGATCCACCTTCTAATGTACAAGGCTTAACTGCAACTGTAGATCCTGTCGCTGGAATAATTCTTACATGGACAGAAAATGCACCCAATCCTGCTGGATTTACTGGAACAGACGTAGAGTTTAAAGATTTAGATATTGCTTACTATGAAATCCATAAAGTAACTGGTGGTGTTGGTACAACTATAAATGATAATAATTTTGGCAATTTAGGAGCATCTACTTTTGTTACGAGAGATCAAGCACCTGATACTGTAACTGGTAATTATCCAGCAGCTACAACTACATATTTTATAAAAGCAAGAGATGATGGTGGGCGTTTTAGTGCAAATGCCGGATCTGCAGTGGCAACAATAAATCTTCCCTCTGTTATTCAAAATGTAACTGTTACTCAAGAAAACGGAATATTACAAATCAGATGGACAAAACCAGCAACACATTCATTCAACATTAAACACTATAAGATTTCCTACACAACATCTAATACAACTACTGTTTTTGAAGATACCACTGAATTTAATATACCGATTACTTTTACTGGTAGCTCAAGGACATTTACAATTACTGCTGTTGATATAGGAGGCAATGAAGGAACTGCACATAATGAAACGGTTACAATACCAATGCCACCTGCACCATCTAATTTTAGCCATGAATTTACAACAGACTCAGTAAAACTAAAATGGGAGCAAACAGCTCCAACAAGCCCACTTACACCACCTGTAATCGGTTACAGAATTTATAGAGGAAATAATGTAACAGATGAAATCGCACAGATAAGTTCTACTGAATTTCTTGTGTTAGTTAATAACAATAGTTTTCCAAATAGGGTAAATACTTATCATGTTGCTGCTGTATTTTTTGATCCTGTAAATTCTACAAAAGGTCTTGCTTCAACAAATAGAGCTACAATTACAAATTTAGAAATAATACGTGCACCAGCACCAACAATTACACAATCATTTGAATTAGATTTTCTTATTTTATCCTGGAGTGCTGTTAATGGATCATTACCAACACTAAATTATGGAATATATGACCTGCCACCTTCTAATATTGATACATTAATAGAGCAAACTGATACAACTACATTTAAAACAAAAGCTAATTTTCCTATAAATTCATCTAACGGAAAACCAGAAAAGCTTTTCAAAATAGCTGGTTTAAGTGCTGCATATCATAATGCCACAGATGCTTTAGTAAAAGAAGTATTTAAAGGGTTAGTTGGCAGTATTACTGCAAGTGTTTCTTTACCAAGTATCCCTGAATATATAGGAGGTTCTCAGAGTAATAGTATAAATTTAGGTTCTGAAGGTGGTCTTGGTTTTGTTACTATTTCTTTTGTAGCTGGGACTGTAGACCCTGCAACACAACTAGGTTTAAAGGATTTTAGAATTGTTAGAAGTCCATCTTCTACTTTTGCAGGTATAAATTTAAATAATGCAGACACATTAGAAATTTTTACAGATGCTTTAACATTCAAAGAAGAGGTCAGTTGGAGTATTCCTGATAATAGTACTGATACATCAATTTCAAGATATTATTATGTTCAGGCAAGAGACCTATTGAACAATATTGGAAGTGCCTTACAAATAGAAGTAACAATTAATAGACCTTCTACAGTTCCATCTGAAGGTATAAGTGAAGTGATAGATAATAACGTATTACTTAGATGGGGACAGCCACCCGTTAATGCAAATAATCAGTTAAAGATAGATCATTATGAAATAAGAAAACATACTGGAAACAATACAAACTGGTCAACATCAACTGCATTAGGTGGTAGTGGTGAATCTATAACAGACTCAAGATTTAGCGTAATTTTTGAAACTGTTGGAGCGCAATATACATATTTGATCAAAGCATATGATGTTGCTGGTAATTCTAGTCTTTTACCATTAACAACTTTACTTGAAGTAGCAGAACCGCCTGATTTTGTTCTTAATGCAAATTATAATTCAGCATTTAGAACTGCATTAGGGACATATACACAGTCAGGAAATACTGTAGAAGTTACATTGTCTGAACATAGATTTAAAGTGGGTGATTTAGTTACTCTTTTCCCTACCTCTGGAGGTGCTGTAGGTGATTTACTAAATCAAAGACCAGTAACATCTGTTTCTAGTGATCCAGCTTCATTAGCACAGCACAATAAATTTACAGTTAATTCTTTTGTATCAAGAAATGTAAGCACTTCTAATATTACAGTAAAAACTATTACAGGTCTTACAGAACCAGCAGAGGTTGATTCTGTTGGCTTTACGAATTGTTTAAAAGTATTTGATGAAGCACTAAATAGAAATGTAATTTATTTGCCAGTGGTTACAAATTCTGATGGAGTTGGAACACAGACATGGACAGAACATTTTGTAGGTACAGGGTCTAATGCAAGTCCACAGTTTGCGAATATTACTGCAATAATTAACGCAGGATTAACTGAATATTTAGAACCAGCACCGATTGGAAATGCTGGAAAAGGTATATATGAAGAAGTTTTTGATTATGGCACAAACTTAGCATCTACGAAAGTTAACGCATTATCAACAAATTTAGCGGAAGGGACATTGGCTGCATCAGGTCAAAATCCTGTAAATCTGACATCTAAACTACAGATTGCATCTGGTGATTCAGGAGGTAGTTTTGATACAGGTGTGACAGCCAACGGAAACTCTGTTTCAAGATTTGGTGTTGGTTTGCAAAGAGTAAAATATACTACTGAGGCTGTATCTACTGCTGGATCTCTTACGAAAATAACAAATGTTCAGTTTAAATTAGACACAAAAATTAAGAATGATACTGGAACTGGAACCGCAAATGCAAGTGATAGCGGGGGTACTCAAGTAAACTTTAATGTTAGTTTTATAGATGTACAGGGAATAGCAGTAACTCCAAATACAACATCTGCTGTAATAGCTGTTGTTGATTTTCTTGATGCTCCTAATCCTACCTCATTTAAGGTTTTACTATATAATACGAGTGGGACGAGAGTTTCAGGCGATTTTACTTGGCAATGTAGAGGAACTTAATGGCTAATTTTGCAAATCCGACTGTTGGCAGTGCATATACATCTTTTCCTACAGAGATAAGAGATGCAGTTACAGCAGCTTTGCAACAGCTTCACGTAGGAAGCCATACAAATATTCCAACAAATTCCATTAAGTGGGACGCAAGCGATAATAGATGGAAAAAATATAATGGTAGTGCTTTTGTTGATTTAACTTCTACATATGCTTTTAATGCACAAATAAGTGCTACACAGTTAAATCTTGGTGATTCTCAGAAAATAATACTTGGACAACATAATGATTTCGAAATTGTACATGATGGTGCAAATTCTGTAATAAGAGAAACAGGCACAGGAAGTTTATTTTTACAGAGTAATGATGATATTATTTTAGGACAAACTAATGGATCTACAAATTATTTAGAGGCAACACTAAATCATATAATTTTAAAAGTTGGTGGAAATGAAAAATTTAAAGTTGATTCTGGTGGTGCAATACTTGGAGATAGTGTTCCTTTAAGAATTGGTGCGGCAGGTGATCTAACTTTACGACATGACTCAAATAATTCTTATATTGAGGACACTGGAACTGGTGCTTTAATTTTTAAAAGCAACACTTATTCTTTTAGAAATGCAGCGGATAGTGAGCAAATTGCTGTATTTAACGAAAATGGAGCTGTTACTTTATACCATGATAATGTCCCAAAATTAGTCACATCATCAACGGGAGTTAATACAGCTGGCCCAGCAATTCTAATTGCTGATGCAAACGCAATAGAAAAATTCATAGAATTGCGGTATGGTACAAATTTTACTGCGAGATTAGCTGCGTCTGGTGTTGGTGTATTTCAAATTCAAGCATATTCAGGAACAACATGGTATCCAGCTTTTGAAATAAATGCAAATGGAACTGTTGAATTAAACCACTCTAGTAACGCTACAAAACGATTAGAAACTACGGCATCAGGTGTAAAAGTTACACAATTATTTTTAGCAGATTCAACTAACAGTAATGATAATGCTGTTATTTTTGGCGATCAGTCAGATATGAGGTTATACCATGATGGAAATAATGGAGTTTTTTCAAATAATACTGGAAATATTTTTATAGAAAATAGTGCGACTAATGCTAGTTCAATTTTTATTAGAGCAAAACAGGGAGAAAATGCTCTTTCCGTTAATCACAATGGGGGTGTGCTCCTCTACTATGATACGGCTCTCAAGCTAGAAACAGTAAATACAGGTGTGGCTATAAGGACGACTAATTCAAATCCTACTTTGTCTTCATGGGAAACTGGCAGTGGGTTAATTTTAGATGGTTCTTTCGCTGCTGGCATAGCGTTTAAAGATGCTTCATTTGGAGGTGCAACAATGTTTGTACATAATCTTGGTGCGCAATGGGCGTTGAGAATGGCTGCATCTGGCGGCGTACCAGAAGATGCTATAACAGCAGATCGCAATGGGAGTGTGCGTTTATGCCATGATGGATTAGAAAAAATTAAAACTCAAAATTATGGGTTCTCGGTGATCGGAAACATAAGACTTGATACTGGTAGTAACCATATTGAAATAAATTCTAGTGATGGATCTTTAGAAATAAGACGTTCTGCTGGTGATCCGTTCATTGATTTTAAAGTTGCTGACGTAGACAACGAAGCCAGACTTGTGATGGTTGCAGGTAATAATAATATGTTAGAAAGTACAACTGGTTTTATAATTGCTGACAATAAAAAATTTGCTGCTGGAAATGCTCAAGATTTTACAATAAGACATGACGGAAATCATTCGATAATTCATAACATAACAGGCAATCTCTATTATTTAACTGCTAATGCTCACGTTTTTCAAAATGGAAGTTCTCAACTTATGGCACAGTTTGAGAACAATGGAAGATGCCTTTTAACTTTTAACGGTGCTCACTGTTTTCAAACAACCGCAAGAGGAACCGCTATTAATGGACAAAGCACAAATCCATTTGGTACAGCTTGGAATACAGATTGTGCTGTAAATATAAATGGTGCACATGGCGGTGGTATATCAATAACTGATGGAACAACTGGTGGAGTTATTCAAGCCGTAACTAATGCTGGATTAGATTATTACCTAAGATTTGGTGCTGTTGGTGGTACACCTTTAAATGTTATATATGCAAGGCGTGGTGGTCGTGTTGCGTTTTACCATACTTTATCTGGTGTTGCTACAGAACAATTTTCAACAAGTCAATATGGAATAGAAGTAAGATTTCCTAATGGAACATCAAAATCTAGAAACCCTGCTTATGGAACTTGTTTAATAAATGGCACAACTTCTACTTTGCAAGTTCTTAAAGCTTTCACAATTTCTGTTACAGATTTCGGAACTGGTGATTATCAATTTAATTTTGCTAATCATGGAGGTACACATACTGTTGCTGTTTTTGGAAATTCTTTCAATAACTTTATTTCCAATGGCGGTCATGGAGTTGTTTATCTTACAGGTGAAAGTGCTACTCATGTTAGAGTATTGGTATGTAGAGAATCAAGTTCTCAGGCTCCAATGGATAAAGATAGGTTATCCGTTGCAATTTACTCAGATTAATTATGAAAGTTTTAGTCTACAACAATCCTGAAACAGGACATTTAGCAGTAATGTATCCAAATGAGTATTTCACAATGGAACAGTGCAAAGAAAGAGTACCTGATGGTGTTACAAGTTATGAAATTGACAGCTCAGAACTACCAGCAAATAGAAATTTTAGAGATGCTTGGGTATATACAGAATAAATTATGCCAGTAAACATTGACATGGCGAAAGCCAAAAATATTCACAAAGAACATATTAGGCGTTGTCGTGAAACAAAATTTAAAACTTTAGATGTTGAATTTAATAAAGCTTTAGAAACTGGTGCGTCAACTACAGATATTGTTGCTAAAAAACAGGCATTAAGAGATGCACCTGCTGATAGTGCTATTGAAGCTGCAAAAACTGATGAAGAACTTGCATCTCAATGGAATACTGACTTGTTGGGTTCTTCCCCCTATTCATAAAGTAATCCCATGCTACATTAAAGGATAATTAATAATTTTTTATGGCTGACATCTCACTCACAGATTACGAAGAGTTGCAACACGCAAAAGCAAAACTTCAACAGGAATACTCTGATCTTATGAAGAAAAAAGCCGAAATTGAGACAGAAATGATAGAGCTACAAGGACAAGAAAAGTATATGATAAAGAAAGATCCATCATTAAGACCTGAATAATCATGGCAACAACTATTACTTGGTCCATAGAAGCTCACAAGCATGAAACTTCTGGAAGTAAATATATAAGCAACTGTTCTTACTTATGCACAGCAACCGAAAGTTCTTATCGTGCGGAAGAAAGAGGCAATGTTGTATTAGACAGACCATCTGATTCGGACATGGTTGCATATGACACTTTTCTTGGGTCGGGAGATACAAACCTAGTATCTGCTGTAAAAGCTAAACTAGGTAATACTAAAGTAGCTGAAGTAGAAAAAGCAGTTACAGATCAATTAGCACTTATAAAGACACCCACTCATGTATGGACAAGTGGCCCTACTGCTAGTTAGGTTTTTCCGTTAACTGTCTTGTCATTAGTCCTGTTATTAAATATAAAGGAGCAATTGTTGGTAAAATTATAAGCATTGATATAATAAGACCATGACTTATTGCTCGTAGGATTGCATCTCGAATCATGTTTCAAAAAATTGCAAATATTTTGTCAATTATCTCATTTCTTATGGTTTCGTCAATGAGTGTCTTTGCATACATGGCAGTAAAGTATATGCAAAGTCCAGAATTTGAGAGAACATTAAAAAATAAACTTATGGGTGATCTTAAAGAAAAAATGGTTGAAGAGATACCTAAACAGTTACCTAAATTTAGTGGTCCATCAATGCCTCTTTAATGGAAATACCAGAAATTAAAATTCCAAAAATATATATACAAAAAATAAACATACCAATTCATAATCCGTATCAGGTTTTAAATGTACCACTTCCATCATTAAAGTTGCCTGGTTGTGTAAGGTATCACAAAGATGCTAGTCCAAAAAATACTGCTTTATATGATGATGACCCAAAAGGTACTACTATATCGTGTCCGTATGGTTCTATGCCTACATTTCAGCCATTGTTGTATGACAGAAGAAAAATAACAATTACTAAAGGCAAAAAAGAGGATAAAAAAGTAAATAATGATGAACAACCTAAATATGAACAAAAAGAGCCAAAACTACCTAAGAAGAAAGAAGAAGAGTTTTTTATAAAATGTCCAGGAGACAAAGATCAAAGAGTGGGAGACTTTCGTAACGATAAAAAACTGGAACGTGTTGTCGGCCATAAACTGTCTGATAATAAGAAAGAGTGCATAACGCTTTATGAAGACACGATGTTCATCGACCAGTATCTTCCTTCAGCCAAAGACGCTGCTACTGCTGCTGGCATTGCTTTGGTTGCTGCTACCACTCCACTTTTACTTAATGCTATAAAACCTCTTATAAAACAACTGATAAAAAAGCTGACAAAAAAGAAGAATGATTGAAGAATTTATTACTTATAAAGGGTTTGTATATAAAAAAGTAGGTGTAATGGATTCTATTATTAAACAATGCCCTAACTGCAATAAACAGTTTTTCACTAAAGAACAGAGAAAAAAATACTGCAACAATTTATGTAAAACACAGTATTGGAGAAAAACTAATCAGTTTTAAATTCATGTTTGTGCGGTAATACCTGACCTTTTTTTTCTACAATCTCTATATCTTTACATAAATTATAGTAAGGACTTGATTTGGAAAACCTGATACCAGCAATTTTTTTC